AGGCTTTCCTATCAGGTCGGAATGTTGCAGGGCAAGATACGCGAGCTTTGCTACATCGTCAATCTCCACGAAGAATTGATCTCTGAAATTAAACAACAACTGGATGCCATCAAATGAAACAAATAGCAACAGCTTTAGTCAAAGCACAAAAAGAATTCGGTCCTGCGCTCAAGAATTCAAAGAACCCGCATTTCAAATCTAAATATGCTGATCTGTCGGCTTGTATTGAGGCGGTTATTGATGCGCTGAACAATAACGGCATTGCCCTAGTTCAACAACTAAGCGAATGCGATTCAGGCGTGATTGTGGAAACATTGTTTATTCACGAATCAGGGGAAATATTAAATTGCGGCAAGATTCATATTCCCGCTGTGAAGCATGACGCGCAGGGCTTTGGTAGCGCGTTGACATACGCTCGGAGATACAGCGTCATGTCGGCTTGCGGCATCGCCCCAGAGGATGACGATGGCAATGCGGCTGTTCAGAAAATTGATGAGTCAAAAATGCTTGATCATCTTGCCGCAATTGATGAATCTGCAACAGAAGAGGATTTGAAAACCGCTTTTACTGCGGCTTATCAATTTGCCAATGGCAACATTGAATCGCAGAAAAAATTTATTGCAAGAAAAGATGCTCGTAAAAAAGCTCTTGCAGAAAGTCAAGGTTAAATCATGGAACAAGGCACAGAAGAATGGTTTGCCGCGCGTCTAGGGCGGGTAACTGCTAGCAGGGTGCAAGACATTGTGGCTCGTACCAAAACAGGATATGCCGCGAGCCGCGACAACTACTTGGCACAGCTTATCTGTGAACGCTTGACAGGCAAGGGCGCAGAATCATTTTCGACTGCGGCAATGGCGCATGGCACAGAGACAGAGCCACTTGCTCGGGCGGCTTATGAGATGAAGAACAGCATCTTAGTTGATGAGGTTGGATTTGTTCAGCACCCGACTATGATGGCGGGGGCTTCGCCTGATGGCATGGTTGGCCAAGATGGTTTGATTGAGATCAAATGCCCACAGACCAATACACATATTGAAACCCTGCTGAGTGGCAAGATTCCAAACAAGCACAAAGCTCAGATGACTTGGCAAATGATTTGTACTGGTCGCAAGTGGTGCGATTTCATTAGCTTTGACCCAAGGCTACCGCAAGAGTTGCAAATGTTCGTACAGCGTTATCCATACGATGCCGAATATGCAAACAAGTTAGAGACAGAAGTTCTGCTATTTTTGGCAGAAGTTGATGTGACGCTAACTACCCTTAACCAACTGAAAGAAAACAATGGCAAAGACAATTTATGAAGTATCTGTTATTACAGGCACTTATGTTAACAAAGATGGTGTAAATAAAAATCGGTATCTGAGGGTTGGTTCAGTTATTGATACCAAGAAAGGACCGATGCTAAAACTTGATTGCACCCCTCTAACAGATGCAGGGGGTTGGAATGGATGGGCATATCTGAATACCCCTAAAGGTGAGGATGGCTTGCCACAGCTTGAAGATGACGATGTGCCGTTCTAAAATTTAACCTGAGGGGAAAACGCGACAGCAATGTCGGACGAACGCCAGTACCCTTACCTTATTGGAGAAGATCATGCATTACAAAAAAATGTTTGACAAGATATTTACTTCTTTCCCAAGAGTCAGAGCTAGTGACCCTGCTACTTCTTTTGAAGCGGCTGATTCAATAAGAGAGTATGCACCGCAACATTACCAAAGAATTGTTGATTGCTTGCTTGCATTTGGACCTCTAGGGAAAGATGGCATAGCGCAATGCACCAATCTTGATGGTAATCAAGTGGCAAGGCGGCTCAATGAAATGCACGATCTAGGCTTGATTGAATTGACAGGGAATAAAGTTAAATCAAATGCCAATCGTAGCGAGAGAGAATGGAAAGCTGTTAAGAAGTGAGGACGTCAATGGCGTGTGCGATATGCTTCTTGCGATCCTCTAATCCAATCGTGCCGCCATTGATTCTTTTTGTCAGCATCAGCCAATCTTCTTTGTCAGCGTACTGATTCAAATTGTGGGTTTGCCAAAACCATCCCGCAGTAAGACTCGCATATTTTGGTGTCCTTACCAAATCGGGATTGCGAACGAAGTCCTCACCCAATGCTTTTCCTGCATGGAAAAAATTTGCCGCGCCCGTCAACTGTAAAAATCCAGAGCCTCGGTACAAGAATCCATCTCCCGATGCCTCATCCCTGTTGCCCATACGAGAGCCGTAAATGCGATTGGCAATCTTAACTGGCTGACGCTCATACTGTGCCGCCGATTCAGGCGTGAAGCCCCATGCTCTCTTCGCTGTCAATGGAAACAGCTTTAGCAGGGTTGGCGCACGATAGTTCAGGTTCTCTTCAAGGACTCTAAAATTATTGCACTCATGGCCACATTGTCCGAGCCATGCGGCTTGCTGAACTGGAGTCAGAATTCCGAAGCGTTCAAATGTTTCATTGAATGGATCAGCCAACGATTGTTCAATCTTGAGTTGTCGTAATTGTTCAGGACTCACCATTTAAAAGATTCCTCACTTCATTGTAAGCATCGATGCAAGCGTTGAGTTGCAAAGTATTTCTGTCACCCTGCGCGACTATTTCTGCGATGGCGATAAGGGTTTCTCGTTCGGCATCAGAAGCTTGGTCAGTCTTTCCGTCAGGTTGGCTTCCTGTTTCTTTGCTATCTGTGGCGGCAATGGCGGGACTTGAGGCGGCTTGCTGACAACTTGCGGTTGGGATGCGCACCCTGCCAGAACGGATAGCGCGATCAAGGGCAGACTGCTTTTGATTAATGACATTGGTTGCCTCCTGTAACTTTGTTGCATTGGTATTGAGTTGTTCACCGAGCTTCTGCTCAGTCGCCCTTGCTTCCTCATTCTTTTTTGCAATGGCAATCTTCATGTCATTATCGCGCTCAAGCCATCCGTAATGATGGCCAACTTGATAAGTTCCGAACAAGGAAATAATTACACCAACGATTATCCACGGCAAAGGAATTGGAAACATCAGTCAGCCTCAGTTCTTGCTATAGCAATTTGTTCCCTCTCGGCATCAGATTCTAGATGCTCTGGGGGTGTGGTTGGAGGCGGTGGAGGTGTCCAGTTTTCATCCAGTTGCGGATTCGTGAATACAGGCATCGCCCCGAACGGCTGACTCGGCAAACCCCCATAAGCTGATGGCGGGTTATATCCTGAATTGTTTGACATACCAAAACCGACGCCCTGTCCTTGGTAGGTGTGACACATAGGTTGCGATTGTTGAGCAGGATTGAACGCCCTAGATACTGCCCCTGCCGCCCTTTTGGTCATAACTCCGCCGATGCCGCCAACGATCAGCAGAACAATGTCGTTCAGCATCTTGGTATAGGCTTGGTCAATTGGAGCCATGCTCTTGATTGGCTGTGTCACGAAGGTGACAGAATACAAGAGTGCAATGACAATGAAGCAAAGGATGCAAGTCACGACTACGACAACAAAGCCCCAAACGCGAACTTCAAATTCTTCAGTTGTTAGGTTTGGCTTCTGGCTGTTGGACATCTGTTACTTTCTTTTCCAAGATTGGGGCGACTAAGTATTCAGGACAATGCTGAGTGAACAAGCACTTCGGCTTCTGACACTCAGGCAAGACAAAGTTATCAGGGTTCTGACATGGATAGCGGTAAACATCTTTGCATCCAGTAAGCAATAGCAGAAGCAGAATATATCTCATGCCATTACATCCACTTGATTGACCTTGACCCAATGTGATTTGATATCTTGAACCTTTTGCTGTTGATCAGCTTGTCGGTTCAGCTTCGCTAAATGTTCCATGTTCTGTTGATGGGTGAGTCTCTGAACTTCCCATTGCATCTTAGCATTTTGCTGATAAGCAGATATTTTCATTTGCCTAATCCTATGCGACCCAAAAATAAATTAACGATCTTATCGCTAAGATCATCAGGAAGGAATTTCAAAAAGCCGAGCGCATATAAAGCCACGCACCCATAACAAAAAATCTTCAAGCATAAGTCAAAGGTCTTTTGATATTCATTCACCGACCGCACCTTCTTGTTTGCTGACAGAACTCCATCAACTCATAGATACCGATTACCACTAAGAACAGAACAAACGCACAGCCTCCAAGAATCACAGCCAACTCGTTTAACTCTGCTTCTTTTTCTTTGGCTTTCTTTTCTGCTCTCTCTAATGCGCGAAGCTCTCTAGCATCATCAATGTCCATCTGATCTTGCCGAGCTTTAATTTTATTCCACACATCGATCTTGCCTGTGGTCATAAACAGCATCTTCAGTTCTTCCTCGAAGGCACGAGCTTGTTCCAGAGCCATCTCAATCTGAAGAGCAGTTCCCATATTGGAACCTTTAGACTTCTTCGTTTCAATCAGGGCTTTAGTTGCTGTTGACTTGGCGTCAAATAATTTCCCAATCATTGGGGCTAAAGAACCAAGATCATTGGCTACGGCACTAGCCTTCTTGACCATCGAAATGGCCGACTGTATTCCCGCAAGGGCTGTCATCGGATCAATCATTTTCTCTCAACCTTTTGCCACTCAAGGCACACTACTTTTCGGTTATAGACATCTCCTGTCCATGCCCATCGGACACACCGATATTCTACTGAGGCAAAAAAAAAGATCATGACAAAAGTCATGACCAGTACCAAATAAAAATTGAGACGCACCACAGAATAGTGGCGACTAATGTGACTGCCGCAAGGAAAGCGACAGCCCAATCTTCCATTACTCTTGTTCGTCAGCTTTCGCTGATTCTCTCGCGAGCTTCAAGTGCTGATGCTTGAAGTAGACGTTTACCAATAGACCAACCAAAGCAATCACAACGCCAGAGATAGCGGCAAACTCATTGGCTGTTAAGCCAAATATTACGGCTACTCCTGAGCCGCCATAAGTGGCGGCTGTTGCGGCTTTGGTGACTATGGCTTCATTAACTGTTGAAGTCATGATGAAACAAAAACTCGACCTGATTCTTTTGGAGTGCGATCAAAGTAAGTTGTATCAGTTGGATAAAACCAGATGACTCCATCATAAATTACAGGAGGCTTGGAATATATCCATCCCATTTTTGGATTGGATGATTCAGGAACATCAACAACAACATCATGCTCCATGCTTCTATCAATGACACCATCTTTTTCAATTGAAACTACGATGTTCATTTTGAGTGCTACATAAGTCATACA